AGTAACTTTAGCTACAACACAGGCAACAAACGCAGCAACGTCTGCGACAGCAGCTTCAACGTCAGCAACGGCGGCAGCCACGTCAGCAACAGCAGCAGCATCATCAGCAACGGCCGCCGCAAGTTCTGCTACGGCTGCAGCTAATTCTGCAACAGCAGCAGGTGCAACTTCACAAGCAAACTCAATCGTATTTGCAATCGCTCTGGGGTGATCTATGGCAAAATTTGTAACTAGAAAATCAGCACTCGGACAAACATCAATTGGGAATCATAATTCAGCTTCTCAAATTGGTACTGATCTTAGTGCAGTAACAACTGACAAAGGCCACGTTGTTATAGGTTTAAATATAGCAAACGTGCATACGGCTACAGTCACAGTTGATATTGCTCTTGTTGCATCAGATAACAGCAAGATTCATATCTGCAAAGGAACTTCAATTCCAGTTGGAGGCAACCTTGATCTTGTTGATGGAAAGATTGTTATTACAGATACATCAGAAATACATGGTGCTTGTTCTGTAGCGAACAAAGCAGAAGTCATAGTTTCAGTATTGGAGAACGCATGAAAAGACAAGGAACAGGTTCTATCAACCAAGGTGATTTTACTACAGTTAATCATGATTCATCTGGTGTCACAGGCCATGTGTCATCAACTGTTTCAGGATTGCTAAGAAATCCTGCAACGATTAACTCTGCTGTAACCATAAGTGCAGATGAAAATGCAGTGATGGCTGGTCCAGTAACAATAGGTACAAATGGCAGTCTGACCGTCAACGGCACATTAGTCATTGTTTAGAAAGGAACTATGAATTTTTTAAAAGCTTTATTCTCTAGTTACATAGTTGTGGATAACAACGCTATACAAGCAAAAACTGGTGGCATCCATGACAAACAATCTTTTGCTCAAAAGGCACTTCACCGATCTTTAATAATGGGATATTGATATGGCAAACCCAAGCACAGGTTTTGGAGGAGTAGGAACTGAAGTTTTAAGACGATCCTATATTGATGGTGCATCAGAAACAGAAGCAACTATTTTGACTGGTGTAAATAACCACATAATGACGATTATTTCTATAATTATAAATGACGTTTCTGGTGAGTCTGACAATAAATTCCAACTTTACATTGATTACGATTTAGGAGGAACAAATTTAATGCTGACAGAACAAAAGCCAGGTGCTGTTGGTACATTTGTATGGAATGATAAGTTTATACTAACAAATACAGATAAACTTCATATTAAAGGTTTTAGTACATCAGGTACGGCTTTATATGATGTTTGGTGTACTTATATTGATCAACAATTAGCTTAAAAAAAACATGGCTGGAGTAATAGGAAGCAGTGCAGATGCACGATCTAAAACAATAGGTCAGAATTATAGGGTGAGAGCATGGGTTAATTTTAATGGAACTGGATCAGTATCAATAAGAAAATCAGGGAATGTTTCTAGCATTACCGATCATGCTACGGGTCAACACACAGTGCATTTTACAAATTCATTACCAGATTCAGATTACGCTATGGCTGGAGTTTGTGGTAATGATGGTGATAGTGCGACTGTCCATGCTGTTATGTTTGGAGAAAATTCAGGAAGATCGCACACTTCATGTAGATTTACAACAATGAGGGCAGCAGCATCAACTGCTACTTTGGCTGATGAATTAGTTGTAAATCTTGCGTTTTTTAGATAGAAAAAATAAATGAAAAAAATAATATATCCAACCAAAACAGGAATATCAGTAATTACTCCAACTGGTGAATTGACACTAGAAGAAACTGCATTAAAAGATGTTCCTAGTGGCGTTAAATATAAGATTATTGACAGTACAGACTTACCACCAGATAGGGATTTTAGAAACGCTTGGGAGTTTGACTTTACTACAGACTTTGACGGAGTTGGGGCATGATTACGATTAACCTAGATAAAGCAAAAAACATCACAAAAGAACGTCTAAGACTAGAACGGAAACCGTTATTAGAAGCACAAGATATTTTGTTTATGCAAGCACAGGAATCTAGTGCAGACACAAAAGCAATTGTAGCAGAAAAGCAACGACTAAGAGATATAACTAAAAGTGTAGATTCATGTAAAACTACTGATGAACTAAAAGCACTAAAGTGTGAGGCATCATGAGTTCTGAAATAAAAGCAAATTCTATACAAGATAAGACAGGAACTAGGGTACTAGCTTCTGATTCTGGAAGTGCTTGGAGTTGGGGGCAAGGCGTTCCTGCTGGTACGACTTTGCAAACTGTTGGAAAAACATTAAAAAACACAGATCATAACGTCACTTCTACATTTCCAGGTTGGCTTGCTATAGCAGGTTTTGAGGTAGACATTTCTCCTAAACAAACTAATTCAGATTTTTTGGTATCATTAACAACATCTGTCAGTGGTAACGATAATGGAGAAGGTGCGATAAAGCTAAGTCGAGGTTACGATTCTAGTGGAGGGACAAGTTTTAGTTATACAGATATAGTAGGTGATGCAAATGGGTCTAGGACTAGAGCAACTTATACTCATGCTTACGATTTTGGCTCTACCTCTGATGTACATACAAACAAACTTGTTACAATAACATCAAATATTTGGGATAACGACATAAGTTATGTAGCTGGAGGTAAATTCAGGTATAAGGTTTATTGGAATAATCCTAACAATACTACTGGTGATTTGTATTTAAATTACACAGCAACTAACAACTCAGAAAATATAATAGGAATTTCTAGTATAATAGTTCAAGAAATAGCAGGAACCTAAACCAGAATAAAAATCATGCCTAGTATCATACAAGCCGACCAACTAAAGTCAGCCGATGGTAATACGACTTATCTTAATTCAGGGACACTAAGTAACCTGACTTTTCCTTCAGGTCATGTAATTCAAACTATACAACGCAAGAAAAGTGATGAAGGTTCTAGCGTTATTACCAATACTTCTTATCAAAAAGTAGTAGATTCTGGAGGGAATGCGGAATGGTATGGAGCTATTACCCCAGGTTCAGGTAATAAAGTTTTAATAAATTTTAATTTTGTTACGTTTATTGTTCAAACAGATTCTGCTGATGGAGCTGGGTTTTGCATCTATCGAGAAGATACAATAATACACCAACACGTCAATGGGCATAGTCAATATCACGGTAGTGTTGCTTCCGATCATAATTTTTACACGATTATTCATCTACAATTTTTAGACGAAACGCCAGGAGGAGACGGATCAACTGAAATTAAGTATTACTTAGGAAACCGTGCTCTTTCTAATTCTACTGTTCGCATCAATTCGCTTGGATCTCAGCATCAACCATTTATAAGTATTTTACAGGAAATAAAAGGTTAATATGGAACTCCCTAAATCTGTGGAAATTGCAAGAGCAATAAAAGCAATAAGACCAAAGGCTCAATTTAGTGTTGGAGAAACTTATGAGTCTTTTGTTTGGTATGACACAGAACAAGAAAAACCTACTGAAGATGAATTTAATCAAGCTATTAGTGATGATAATGCCAATCAGTACCAACGTGACCGAGCCGTAGCTTATGACCCAATCACAGAACAACTAGACCAGATTTACCATGATATAGATGGGTGGAAAAAGCGCATAAAAAGCGTAAAAGATAAATACCCGAAGCCTTAAATGGATCATCATTTTCCTTCTCATACACCACCACAACCTCAAGGTCTTATGGAAGTAGAATCTATCTTGATGTTAGTGGAAAGGATCGGGCTTCCTGCGGTGATTATTGGAATTATGTGTTGGTACATATTTAAAACCCAACAAGGTCATAAAGAAGAAATAATCAGATGGGAAGAAAAAGATACTCGGGGAGATGAACGATTAATTGATGTGATTAAAGAACAGAATAAACAAAACAGTATAACTTCGGATGCAGTCAATGGATTGAGCGTAGCATTCAAAGATGTAGCTAAAACGAACGAACGTCTTTCCATGGAAATCAAAGGAATGGCTGAAGCTCTTATTGCTAATAAAAGATAATGGCTAAAGAAACAACTGTAACAACAGTTACAAAACCTGATCCTCCTAAACCGATCAAACCTCAAATGACGGTAAATGAAAGGATTCAGGTAAGTCGATTTATAGCTAGATTTGCAATAGCATTATCTGCATTAGGCATATTTGCATATGTAGTCCATATAATGTTAGGAGCATCAGAAGAGCTTCCAGGTTCTTCAAAAGATTTATTAAACATTCTTATTGGAGCATTTATACCAATCATTGCAGGTATTGCTAAATTCTATTTTGAATCAGGAGGTGATCTAGCTCAAGAACCAGAAAAACACGAAATACCACCACACGATGACGGAGAAGCAGATGCTGGAAAAGCTGCTTAATTACTTACATGGATTTTTTAAACCACAACAAACCGATGAAGAAAGGAACGATAATATGCTTAACCTCGTATTGCCATTTGTGGCAAACATGCTGAAAGACATTGTTGCAGATAAAGCGCAATCACTAGCAGCAGAACATTTAGAACCACATCTTGATAAACTTCCTAAAGAGGTACGAGATGCACTTGATAGTGCTGTTGATGGTGATAATGCTCATAGTCACAAATCCCTCAAGGACCTTATCAAAGGATGATTGGTTAGCAATGAGAATAAGCCAAAACTTTAGTTTACAAGAATTGGTTTATTCTCCTACTGCAGTACATGCAGGAATAGATCAAGAAGAACATTTAGATACAAATGCAATTACACGCATTACTGCACTTACGTTAAAGGTACTGCAGCCAATAAGAGACAACTTTGGCCCCACAAAAATCAATAGCTGTTTTAGATCAGAGGCTTTGAATAGTCTTATAGGTGGATCTAATAAATCACAGCATTGTTGTTCAGGAACTTCTGCTGCTGCCGATATCGAAATTATTAGTGAGAAGATTTCTAATCTAGAACTAGCACAATGGATTAAAGACAACCTAGAGTTTGATCAATTAATCCTAGAAAACTATGCTCCTGAACGTGTATCAAAAATAACAGGTAAACCTGAAGGACCAAATTCAGGATGGGTACATGTTTCTTATTCTTCTGTAGGTGAGAATCGTAAAGAAGTATTACGAATGGTAAAGAAGAATGGTAAACCTAAATACTATCCTGGTTTAACAGAATAGGGATCTTGCACCATGTTAAGTCAATTCTGGCTGAGCTAACTTAGCATAGGTGGGCAACGGCGAGATCCCTATCTAAACTTCACATACTTGTTACCTCTT